TAAAAAAGATACCAGCATGGGATTCAAGCTTATGGATTTTGCCGATGAGTTCGATAATGCACTAAAAGCATTTATCAATCTAGAGGTAGAAAAACAGGAAAAGGCAAAAGAAACCGAACAAGTTGTTACTGACCTTGTTGCACCTTTTGCAAATTATGTTGGTGAAGTGTCTTCTTCTATCGGATATACTGGAGAATATGCTGTGGGTTCATTTGGTGGCTTAGCACAAACATACGTTGACAGTCCCACATATACTCCTTATTTTTCTTCACAGCCATCCACTCAAGTGTCATCAGGAACTTCAGGTGCATCCGGTGAATTCTTAGTGACTGGTGGTTATACTGGAACTACAAATCAAGGTGGCTCTGCCGCTGGCGGATCAACAAATCCTCTGTACATAGATAATTCTGTGAATGCATCGACATCATCACCAACAGCAATCATTATGAACGATGATAAAGTTAGAGATTATCATCCTATTCTGAACAGTAATGATAGAAATCTGACTAACGGATTCTTTTTAGCTAGGGTATAAAAAAGCCCCTTTCGGGGCTTTCGTTTTTAGTCTTGTGCTAGCTTTTCAAAATAACTCATTGCTTCATCATCGTCTTCGTCATCTTTCCAAGACTTAGAAGTTTCAGCAGTCTTGCTGACTTTAGATTCTTCCTTTGTCACAGTCTGCTTTTGTTCAACACGTTCTTCATTGTTTAGATTCAAAACTGTGTTGAGTTTAGCTTTGAGTACATCATACGATTTGAAATTCTTTTCATCCAAGAATTCTTTCAGACTATGCTCTGCCTTCCAGATACGTTCGAGTTCTTCATCGTCTTCACTGAGCGGAGACGGCGACTCAAACTCAGACTTATCGTAGTTTTGATAACCTTCGACTTTACGAATCTTAAGCTTGAAGTTAGCACCTTCCCACAGATCGAATGGGCTAACGGGGGTCTCATCTTCAAATTCAGGGTTCATTAGATCATTGAGTTTATCAAAGATTTTCTTGCCGAACTTGAAAAGAAAAACTTTACCTTCATTGTCTGGATTTGCAGAATCACGAACAACATAAACGTTCGAAATGTAATTCAGTTTACGCTTCTGCTTTCGTGCGATCTCTTTGTCTGATTCGATACCGCTGTTCCAGAGTAGAGTATTGTACTCACTGACCGGATCTTTTTTGTTCAGTGTGGTCAAAGAGTTTTCGATGTACCACTGACCAGTTGGTCCTTGAAATGAGTGTGAAAAGATTTGAATCCAGGGCATGTCTTCACCCTCGGGCGCGGGGAGAAAACGAATGGTTGCCATACCGTTACCTGCTTTGTCTACGGTGGGCTTCCAAAACCTAAGGTCTTCGTATGATTTCTTTTCTTCTTTTGAGTTGAGTTTGGAAACTTCGCTGGTTAGCTTTTCCAAATCTCGGGTGCGGGACTTTTTGAGTTCTGAGAATGATGTTGCCATGTTGGTTACCTCGTATTAAAATGTATTTGCTGTTTGTAAGTCTTGTCCACTCTTCTCATAATGTACATCACTATGTATAATACTTGAAGACGGATTTTTAGAAAGTAAAAAACAAATTTTCTTTATTACCCTAGATTCAATTTGCTTTTCACCACTAATTTCATCTTTGCTTGTTCGAACCTTAAGAAGGGCCGGTACTTTTTGCATAGATTGCTAACCTCTTTATATACTGGATCAGTAATAATCTTATCATACCTGTGAATGAAATTCAATATCGAGTCTAGGATAATAACCGTCTCAATACTAATTTCGCCTTGAAGATACTTTAATATAATTTTAGGATGTTCGCCACTGTTCACCGAGAACAAATTTTCAAAATCTTCACTCGACAGAATCGAGAAAAAATCAATTTCATTTGTAAAGTTGTATGTCAATGATTCATGTTTTTTCTTCCAGTTTTTATATCGAGTTTCGCTAGTGTCAGATAGGAGTTCTCCGATCCAGATTTTAGGATCGTGTATGAAGTTTGATACTAGGAATTCTTCAAGATGATCACCTCTTCTATTGCCAAGTTTTGCAAAGAATATTTTATCTCGCCGTTTTAAAAAAGCGTCAAAGTTAGTTTTCGATTTTTTACCATATTTAAAATAGTCATAAGACTCTACTGTGAAATGGTTTTTTAAAGCGACATATATTTTGTACGCATCAAATGCATCCATGTTAGGAGATTGGTAGTTTAGCCTTTTTGCTTTTGATCATTTTATTTTTGATAGCTTCAGATTCGATTAGACCTTTCATTCTTGGTGTGACCAAAGACGCCGCGGTTTCAATTTCGATCTTATTTTTTTCACAGTACATGACAATTGCATCGATAATTGAATTGAGTTTCTTTTCTCTTACAATTAACTTAATGCTCTCTTCAAATTCTTTTTGAGTCAAAATCTTTAAGTTTTCTACCATTACTTTTTCCTGTAAAAAATGTGGTCTTCTATCTGAACAACTTTTGTCATACTTCTTCTCCATGGTGGATGAACTTTTGTCGTGTGAAAATGTGTTACACCTTCAAACAATAATATCATAGCATCATTTTCGTCCAAACGCAATATGTACTCGGCAATTCTGAGACACTCTCTCCATATTTCAGAATCGTTTGGCATTTTTATTTTGGCAGTTTTAAGATAAGGATTGTACCATGAAAATTGTCTAGGCTCAGTTACCACGGCATGAATTGTTGGTTTGTTATCCTGTTTCTTTCGATTGAGCGTGACTAAGCCTACGGCAATCTTACCAATTTGTGGTTGATTTCTTGCTTCGTAGTAGATATTGATTGCCATCCATAATATGTCATCATAGTCTATCGTTTTTACACGTGGTATTATCTGAATATAATTAATTCCGTTTACTGGAATCGGTGCGCTTGCGTCATGAGATATTGTGAATGTGATGGCAAATATAAATGCAGCTTTCGTAAAAAAGCCCATACATATTTCCTTTTTCGATTTTTGTGCTACCTAGAAACGCCTTCTTCGGTATGATAGCAAGTTTTTTTTCTTACAAGTATACTTTTATACTCAGAAGATTTAATGGCCTTTGATATTCTTCGCCACATATCAATGTCAGCTTCTAAAACTTCTCCTGTCTCTTCAAAAACATCTCTATACCTTAGAGGTAGCAACTTGTGATTAATACACACTGATGAGTGTGCAACATTTACTGGTTCTGGACATCTCTCTTCATATTTATCATCTAATTTTACGCCTGGAATATATTGATTTTTTAAGTATTGTGCGCAAGTGTACACCAGTGCCACATTGCTTACGGTGTTGATGATGTTGACGATTTCACTTAAATGATTTTCACTCCAGTAATCATCATGGTCTAAATGACAAATCCAATCAAGACCATCATCTAAAGCTTTTTGCAGCCCATGATTATATGCATTTACGCCACCAGAAACCCACAGTTTTCTATCACCTATTGAATATTTGTCTCTTTCTTTTGCGATTGGTAGATTTTCAAGATAGTGCTCGATGCCAGTCAAAGATTCTGAGAATCTATTAAATTCTTCATCGTCTTCGTACTTATCTCCAATCAAAAAAAATTTAAAATTCTTGTATGTCTGTTTTTTCAAAGAGTCTATAGCGCGATTGAGATAAGTTGGCGTTTTACCATCTTTTCTTTGATACGTTGGTGTTACAATTGCAAGCTTCATTTTTGTTTAATGATAAAGCAATTTCCGTCAAGAAAATTTGAATCAAACCCTCTTGCGTTCAAGGTGTTCTTTAGTGTTCCAATGATTTCAAATTCGGAAGAATGTTTATCGCATAAAAAATTGACTGCCGACTTCACTTCAGGAGAATGTACCCAATCGTTGTAGTCATCAAAGACAAGGTAGCCACCTTGCTTCAGATACTTTGAGTAGATTTCGAAATCTTTTAACACACCATCATATGAATGATCTCCATCGATGAAAATTATGTCATACGTTGAATCTAGATTGTCATAAGTAGATTTTACTTGTGAGTTTCCTTCAATGTACTGATATAGATTGTTGTGCTTGTTTAGCTTGGCAACATTTTCCATAACAGTCTTTTTGGGTATTGGATGACCTAAATCGATTGAAGTGACTGAGGTGTTTTCTCGCTGTAGCATCAGACAAGCGGACCCTCCAGCATAACACCCAATCTCAAGATATTGCAGGGCATAATCTCTAGGAAAAGTTTTTGCAATATCATAGAGAACATGATAATGATGATGAAAAGTTTTTTCTTCGATAGACTTGCTGATTGCCGTGAGCAAGTCTAAAGATTCTTGTGTCGAAACAATCATGTTTTTGGGGCTTTGGGTGATGCTGGATTACCAATCAGTAAACAAGGTTCATCGATGCTTTTCCAAACAACTGCACCTGCACCTACTTTAGTGTTGTCAGGAAGATTCACTTTTGGAACAACATAAGAGCCAATACCAAAAACACACGAATGTCCAATATTACAATCGCCGCAGACTTCGGTATTTGGAAAAAGAGTTGTATAATCACCGATAGTGGAATCATGGCCCACAGTTGCATTGCTATTCATAAAAACATAATCACCAATTACACAATCTCCTGCCAACAAAACAAGCGGAGCAAAAACACCACCTTTGCCTAATTTAGCGAAAGGTGAAATTGTCGCAGAAGAATGAATAAAATTCGTCCAACGATCTTCGTTTTTTTCGACAATAATTTTCTTAACTTTAGGATCAGCAACTGCTAAGATAAATTTAGCTTCTGGAAATTCCCCAGGAAGAAGTTCAGACCTAACGGGAAACATCTCATTGTATACTGGATTGTTAAATGGTTCGGTACTCACTACAGCACAGATTCCATGATTGAATCCGTACATTTCGATCAAGTACCCGATAACTTCTTTAGCAAGCCCACCAGAACCAAATATTACATACTTATTCATGTGTTGTACACCTCAAATTTGCTTAGATCAGGATATGGAAGTTCTAAATCTTCATTGTGTTTTTTTGTACCGTCTAAATTATAAAACTGATTCATCAAAAGCAATCCTCTTGTGGCTAATTCTGGCATCATGTAAAAGTTCCATCCAAGCATATCAAAATAATCATCATGATAAGAGCACTCTCTGCGACCACTATATCGTGCTCTTTTAAACCATAGATATGCATCATGGTTATCTGTGAGAATAGCACCACCCTTCGATAGCTTGAAATGCTTGTATGGTCCGGTGAATGAAATACACATATGAGAACCAGGAATGTACATGTCGGCAGTGAATCGTAATGCACTGTCCCACACATTTGATGGTGTGAGTTGATATGCACCTTTGATTGTTCTACCTTTTACATGATGAAACTTCACCTTTGCTCCTGCATGAATAATTTCACAGGGAACGCTAGGGTAAGTTCTGCATGGAATTGTAATCTCTTTGCCTGTCACTTTTTCATATGTCAGTGCCAGAAAGAGTGCATTGCTTTGATTGTCTACTGTCACAACATACGGTGCACCAGTGTAATCAGAGAGTGCCTTTTCAAAATCTTCTGTTACTTTATAAATTCCATTAGCCAAGTTTACCTCCTACATAAAATTAAATTGTGGGTTATTCTGTTACGAGGAAACCCACCGAAACCCTAGGCTGTGTTTAAGCAGCCAATGCGAAACGTTCTTCGTTTGCGTTTACTTTGATTTACTTTTAACGACTCTCTGTGTCGGACCGTCCGTATCTCTATTACTTGCCCTGTCGAAACCAGGTCAGGCCCATCAGAAAACTCTCTGCGATACTTGAAATCATGGTAGCCCTTCTTCCTAGCAGGTCCTTGCTTTGGTCGACTTTAGCAAGTTTTTCTGTTTATCTAGTGTAGCTACTCAAAGAGTTTTCTGGTGGACCTGGGCGGAATCGAACCGCCGTCCAGAACACCTTTCGATCAACATCATACGATCATTTCATTAGTATACTATATATCAAAACTTTTGTCTAGATACTACGAGATGTTTGCCCAGATGATACTATGCAACTATAGTCCGCATTTTTTGGTGTTAGTATGACGGTAAAGCTTCCTGTGGCATCGTTCTTCCACAAGGAAATTGTATTCACGCCGCCTTCTTCCATACCAACAAAAACTAACTTTTCATCATACTCTTTGATTGCATCTAAAACTTTTTTAGCTTTGTCGCATACGATTCCCATAGGAACAATCACGTAAGTATCTTTTTCTTTTGAGAACGTGATTATAGGAAGCATCAATGCTAGTGAGAGAAAAAATTTTTTCATTTTAATGCCCTTTAATAGTGTCGTACAGATTTCTGTATTCAATAAATTTATCGATGTAGGTATTCCGTTTCTTAACAAAGATTTGAGGCTGTGCTTCATTCTCTACCGCGATAATTACGACTAATCTCGGTACCGGTATACCTGTTCTTTCTTCAATCATTACTGAATATGCTGAAGCTTGCATAAAATATCCTAAGATGTGATCTTCAGATTTCAGTTTGCTTGAACTTTTGAAATCAATGACACTTGGCTTTCCATCAAACTCTGCAAAACAATCTATGCGGCCGGCGACTCTCAAGTGATCGGAGTACAATGCTGCCTCAATCGCATAGATTCGATTGATGTTTTCATCGATTACAGGTTTTATAGTTTTAAAAAGTTGAATTGTTGTTGGCATCTCTCCATCTAAAGTATGATTATTCAAAAGATAATTTTCGCATACTCTGTGAAGATTGTTTCCTCTTCTTGCTGCTTGCGAAGAAATTTTGTTGGCTTGTTCCTCTCCAACTTTCTTTCTCCATTCTTGTATACTCTTTTCGCTATGCAATCCAACAACTGTGGTTACTGAAGGATACACGTTTCCCTGAGGTGTGACGTAGTGACGTTTTCCTCCAACAGACACCGTTTCAAGATTCTGAAAGGTGATATCAAGAACGTGTTCGAACATTACACTCCCGAAATTATCTCTTCAAAATATAAAGTTAGAAAAACTTTTCCTTTTCTATCTAGGCCTCCAGCAATGTGATTGATAGGCAAGTCTTTGTACTTTTTTAGAGAGTCTTTTAAATTGATTATACTAAAAAATTTTTCGATGTCTGAGAAGTCAAACGAATGCATGAAGAAATTACTGTTCTCAAATTTTAGATCATATGAATTTCGCTTTGTACCATTCTCGAACACGCGAAGAAAAAACGATGCATTGTTTTTGCAACTTATTTCATTAATAATTTCTCTAGGAACAAAGCCACAAAAATCAAACATCTTTTTTATTAAATCGTCTTTGTTTTTGTATCCTATGTCACAATAATTAGTGATCACTAAATCTTTTTCAGTGTCGGAATTTAAATCTTTGTTCCATTTATATGCAACAAAAAGAGGAACCAACTCTGGATTCTTGTCGTGAATTTTTTTCCACTCATCATATCGATATTTTTTCTCAAAGTAAATTCGATAATTTAGAACGGCACCAGTTTTTTCTAAACCAAATCCTATTTCGTGAGAATTGTAGTAGAGAGATTCTATACTATGAACGTGTGTGTCTGGAAAAGACATATCACGTAAGATTTCATATACTTTCTTGAGACCGATCAAATGAGTCTGAAATCCAAACACGACCCGATTGAAATTGATTTGGCCTTCAGATATTTTTACAGAATGCTGTACAACATTATTTTTTATCGTGTTTAGTGATAAAAAATTTTTGAGTTCTTCATCATCTAAAGATATCTCAACATTTTTCATTTAAGTCCTCATGTTGCATCTTAGCCACAATGTAGTCTTTAACCAAAGATGACCTAACGATATCGTCAACGACAAATTCTATTCGAGTAAATGCTTTCATATGATATGCAATGTCAAAAAACTTTAGAATGCCTGATTTGTCATTGTTCTTTCTCAAATCAGTTTGTCTATAGTCACCACACCAAATAATCTTCGAACGATGTCCTACGCGAGTCATCACGGTATCGATTTCTTCAAAATTCATGTTTTGCATTTCATCAACAATGATGATTGCATCATCGAAACTCATACCGCGAATAAATGACGTAGAAATAAATTGTACATGGCCTTGCTCTTCGAGTCTATCCCATGCATCTTTTCTACCAAACAAATTTTCACATATTTGTCTATAAGGCTGCTGATAGATTTCCATCTTCTCAGAAACGTCACCTGGAAGATGTCCGATTTCTCTAGACTGCACTGCCGATCTTACAATGATGATTTTATTGAATGGGTTTGATTTGTCCAATACTTCTTCTAATGATTTATAGAGTGCTATGAAGGTTTTGCCTGTACCTGCCACACCGTGCAATGCTATAAAGTAGTCGCCTCTTTTGTATGCGTCAAAAAATTTTTGTTGATTTTCTGTAAGAGAGGAGAATGTTTTTAGATGATTTAGCGTTATCTTGAGTGTATTGTTGGATTGCCTTTTTGTCTCCGATTCAATGTGTAATGAATTTGCGTTATCGATCAACTTCAGTGCTTTTCTACCCATAGGTGAACCTCTATTGTTGATTTGAGTTCACCCCTATTCAGAAGGTATTGATGTCTCCTTTCGGATGCGCGGCCTTAGCTTTTGCAAGAACTTCCCTGAATCCTTGGTCGGGCTTTTTGACTCCCAAACGAATAGGATCTCCTATAATAGGGGCACCAAGAATCACAGACTCATATTGAGGATTCTGTTTAAAGAACTCCTCCATCTCACTAATCTTCATACTTTTTTCGAAGACCTCTCCGGTAGTCTTGTCTCTAAAATTGTAGGTGGGCATAAACGTCCTTTGTTAGTCACACATTACTATGTAGTAAACTTTGATACCATTCCGGAACACTTCGGCGCGTCCACTTGGCAAAAGTATTCTTTGCGCCGGCGTAATATTGATGATATGAGGTTATCGAATCATTTTTCACTTTGTAGATATCGGGCATTGCCGGCGTAGGTTCACTGAACACACTGTTCGGAATGTTTTTAGGATAAAGATACAATGCATTAGCCATACGCTTTTCTACGGCATGAATCTTGCCGTATCGATAGGTGTACTCTTTGCACAAGTAAAACCACATTTGATGAAGCCAGATATAATTCTGCTTGCTTTGGCGCACCCATACGGCAGATGGATGATTGATATGAGAAGCCTTCATCATAATGGTTTCGTTTTCTCCTTCTAGACGCCATCGTTTGATTGATCGTCCATTTGCAGTCTTATCGACATACGGCACACCATCAAGCAAACGGTGTGCCGTAGACATCAGTTGCGCATACTCGATAATCATTTTGACCACATGTTTATCGAGGTGCATTTCTGCACACGCGCGAGGATTTTTGTCTAGATAGAAAATGTTCATTGCAGCATGAATTTCTTAAGATAGGCTTTCAATTCTAGAGAAACATCTGGATCATTTTGCATATCTTTCAACTGCGACTCTGCTTCGGTCAACAATTCAAACGCATATTCAATATCATCTTGCTCCATTTCAAAGTACCATTTTCGCAAAGTTTCTGGTGTTGAGGTAAGTAGGAATCGCAAATTTTCCAAGTCTTCCTCGGGCATATCAAGACTCTCGATAGTCAACATAAGCTTACTCATTTTATGGCCTTTCCAAATCAAAACGAATTTCACGAACAGAATCGATACGAAACGAACGCCATTCAGAAAGTTCAACGTCAAACACTGCTAGAACATCTTCACTTGCTGTGCGAACAGTTTCCGTTTTTCGTTCGTATGGAGGAACATCTTTGAGTGTACATAGCATGGTCCTCATCGTACCATCTTTCTTTTCAAAGATGACAGTGACCTCGGTTTCACGAAGAAGGCCTTTGAGCCATTCTTTCAATTCGCCTCGATCAATTTCACTCAGATTGTTCATTCGAATTTCCTTTTAACATAAATTTTTTCAAAACTTTTTTTGCTTCTGAGACATCAAGAACAATGAAATCTTCAACTACAACATCAAGCTTTTTTCCAATTTCAAGCGTAACATTAGGAAGATTCGTTATGGTCAACGTATACTGCCACGGGCCTTGATGAAAACTTGGGCGCGTCATTTGCTGAAAATCTCTTTGAGAATCGGAATTGTTTCTTTAATGTCTTGGTGAAGAATGCCTATACCACCATGTTCATTGAACCCGTCGATTACATCTGGTGTGTCATCGATGAGAATTGCATTGCCGGCAGCATAGTTTTTCTTGAGCCGGCGACCAGGAACAATGTTCACTTCCGAAAAACTCATGTTGCTTCGGCGCAGCCAATAGTTTTTCTGTCGCTTCACCTCATCATAAAATTGAGAGCCGCCACTTGAACTCAAGATTTGAATATCGAGAACACGATCCGACTGCTTGACAAAATCATAAAGTTCATGCGCTCCAGGAAAAAAGTCTAGAGTTTCGAACTGATTGCTTAGAATAAAATTTTCCCATTTAGAACTGAATCGTTTCACTTGACGAGTTTCGGCAGGAGACTCTCCATAGAGTTCAATCCAACGCTTGTCAAAATAAGCGAGGACTCCATCCATATCAAAGTATACAACAAAGTGACTCATTTTGTCAACACCGCAACAACAGGCAAACCTAGGTTGGCTAGTTGAATAAGAATAGCTTTATATTTCATCGTCATGATTTTAATTTTCTCCATGTCAATCTGCCATCGTAGAAGAAATGTATGCCAGGATACTACGAACATCCGATTCAGCAACAGAGGTTTCACTCAGAACATAATGAACCAACGACTCACCCATTAGTCCTCGCCGCCAGCCGCTGAATATTAACTCACTCACTTCTAAGAAAACTTCTTCACTATATCCAGGCATTTTGAATTCCTTTACAAGAGGTTCACATACTCCCGCGCAAAGCTTTGATCTTCGAAAGCCTCAACGTCGGAATCGATTTCATCAAGAACATCAACGATACCACTGGCAAGCATCTTTGGGGATGACTCGCTCACGGGATCATTCTCAATGGGATCATTCACAAGTTCAACCACAATGGGAGCCACAGCAGCAGCGGCAGCAACTTTCGAGGTTTTTGCTTTCGGAGTTTTAGCAGGTTTCACAACAGGAGCAGCAGGTGAAGCACTAGCAACGGAACCAGAACCAACCAATTCGTAAGCCACAACAGTACGACCGTCACGAACGGACCTAACAGCAAAAGTAGTATTCTTTTTGATTTCCCAGAGATAGGTTGAAAGACGCGAAGGAACGATATCGGGAAGAGCCTTGACCGCTTCGACGGTCATAGGACCGCCGGCAGCACGAAGAGCCTCAAGAACTTTGAGATACTGAAGAGATTTAGCCATGATGAAATTTCCTTTCAAAGAATAAAATGAACTACCACAATATTATAGTATCACAACAGGGAATTAATGTCAAATGTTTTTTGAACGAGTTGTTGCTTTTTTACAACAGTAAAAGATGTCGGAATTATCGTATTTCCTTCGGTGTCCATCTCTAAAATCTTGCCGAGGGCAATCCAATCTTCAACGCCCAGATCATATCCAGTTTCGTTTGCGAGGTATTCGGCCGCGCCTAGAATGGTATCAAAGCTTTGTTGCCGCGAATGATTTAGTGCGAAAGGTCGTGCAATGTACATAATTAACTCCGCATGCTATTGACACCGGAGATGGCAAGGCCAAATCCAAGGGTTACAAAGACACCTTGCCAAAACAAGTACGAATAGGTTGGATCGGTAGGCATGTTATCCATACCACCAACAACACCAAACACAAGCAGAATACCAAGAATGAATCGAATCATTTTACTCTCCAATCAAATCATCAGCATCAGGACCAAAGAAGCGAGGATTGGCTAGCAATATAACTTCAAGCCACTCCTCATCGATCATATCGCAATACTCATTCGCCCTGGTTTGCGCCGCATCGGCTGAAATTAAAGAAAGCATGTAATTAATTAGGGTATCATTCATATCGGCTCCTTATTTGTCATCGTCCATTACGTAATTGGACAGAATCCACTTTGCACGATTGAGCATTTGGCGGACATCCTCGACAATCATCATATCGTAGGAGCCACCGTTATCTGAAGCAAGCATTTCCTGACAGTCACTCATCAGGCTCATGGCGTACATGACGGGACCTGAGAATCGAAACGTCAAAGACTCCTCAACAGCAGCCCGCATCTGGGAAACGGTGCAGCCGTACATACGGACTTCCCGCTGAAGATTGGCGGGCATATCAGCAAATCGATGAGACATCAACTACTCCTTACAAAAATCTCAACACAGATATGATTATACACGGTTCGGAAAAGAACGCAAGTTGTATTTTTGCAACAGTTGTTTTTTCACAACACACCTAGGCTTTTGCGAATTTCATTTCGCTGTTCCCTGGTGAGAGGGATTTTTCGGGTTTCATAGTCTTCGAAGATCGAATTCACCCAAGCATTGTATAGGGTCAAATGGTTTTCGGAAAGCTTAACCGCTTGGCGAATTTTTTCCTGAGAGGCTTCACCTCTCGACCAAACTCTGTGGTCATCACTGTAGGCATAGTACCAATCATGGCGAGCCAGAAGAGTGTCAAATTCCTGAAGATTCATTTTCGTTTCCTTAAAACGTGTTTAGACTTGGCGCGAGTTCGGCAATCAATTCACGCTCTCGCGCGTGGGCAGGCTTGCGACCGCGAATCACTTCCAGGACCTGATAGGTCCATGAGCAATCCGCTAGGGCGCGCAATGCGCGGCAGAAGTTCCAATTTTTGTTTTCGCATTTGGCGCGACTCACGTGCTTTTGCCAGCGAACTTTTACGCTACGCACGTAGGCATGGCCTTGCGCAACAGTGATACCGATATATTCATCACCAGTGTCCACGCAGGTAACCTTGTAGACAACGTGATTTCGGTCGCAACGGCGTTTTTTCATCATGTAAACATGATACCATAGTCGGAAAAAATGTCAAGAACTTTTTTTGACTTGTTGTTTTCATGCAACAAAGAAAAACGCGGTTTTGGGCGGCTTTTTTGGCGTGGTTAATGCTAGCGTATCAGCCAACGCCCAAAGCCGCCCTAATCGACGGATGGGAAGCTTATCGGCTATCGTCGCCCTGTACACTAGACAGATAAACGGTTTCAGAAGCATATTTTCGGCTATGTTAGTTAGTGCTTACTAACATACGAATTTGCTGACCAGAAACCGCTTGGCTTCGAAAACGCTTCGGCATAGATTTTTTCTATTGGTTCCAGAGTCTCGATAGACAATCTCAATTTTACTAGGGGAATGAACCAGAATCGTTCCGAACAAATCCTTGGATCGCCCGAAAGGTAGGCTGTAGCAATCACCCTTTTCGGTCTTAAGTTTTCGATGACGGCCAGCGTCCTTGATACGATACAAGTCTCCGAAGAAAATTGTATCGTTTAGTTCGTGGACGATTGACCTGCGCGGACCCATGCCCTCATGATAGAACATCAGTGCATCTCCTTGTGCGGATACTTCGGAGGCTTGCGCCGTTTGTCCGAGACTATTCGCATTTTGTATTTGGGGGACCGAAGGTCCCGCGCAACAGGATTTCTTTTTGTCTTCACTTTACAAGTTTGTATGGTTTGTTCCACTTACCGATGTTGACATCGACATAGTAAGCGGTGTTAAAGTAATCGGTCTGTGCATCAGACTCATCGTACCAATCGGCACCCTTCAGGGCACGGAAAGCTTCCGTCAGAAAGTTCTTGGCAACACCGCTGAAGTGTTCATGGAACCAGTACGGGTTTACGTCAATCGAACCGTAACGGCGAACGAAGGATTCATCTTTGCACTTGCCATCGGCCAAATAGTTCTCGATGAAATCGATTTTGCCAGACTTCACATTCAGCACGATAGTCGAATGATTGTGAACCGCAAGAGTGCCTTTGACGCCGTATTTAGCCAGGATCGGCTTGAGCAGGGAGGCAATCTTTGCTTTCTTTTCTTGGGACATGTAAGCCATGAGAATTCTCCGAATTCAGATTAACGAAGGTAGAGATAACCGCCAGACCAGGTGATATTGGTCGGGAAGTTTGTCAACAGATTGTATCGAACATGCTTGGCAGGAGCATTCCAGGACGCAGGCATGTAGATATCACCAGTCTTCATATCAACGAACGAATGAACCGACCGCGAATCGCCGTGAGTCACATTGATTACTTTGGCGTATTTACGGCCGTATGCAACCTCAACATCAAAGGTTAGCGAACCTTTGTAAGAAGCTTTGATGTCGGCAACATAGTCATTCAGAAGATCGGACAGAGCATTCATGTTTAGTTCCAAATCAATCACAACAGAATCGATTATACGCTTTTCGGGAGACTTGTCAAGCGTGTTGTACAAAAACAACATTACTTACCAGACCGAGCCTTTCGCATTCTTGCATAGAGCATTTTAATTGCAGCCTTGTGCCCATACTTCATGATTTCCTCCCTATGGAGGCGACCCTCTTCCCTAAGTTTGGCGTGATATTCTTCGCTGGCTGCGGCTACTTCCTTAGCAAGTTCAGGACCGTAAGTCAGAACACCGACGGCCTCTTCAATCTCACGTTTTACTTTTGTTGCTGATACTCCGTAAATCTCCGCAACCATGCGGACCCGCGCATAATGTGGAGTAGTGCTCTCACCCATATAGCCAGCACTATGAGCAATTTCAGCCTCGCGGCGAATCGTTTCTTCGTAGGTTCTCATTTTTGACACTCCTTGTTTCGACAGAATCTATTATAGAGATTTCGGTAGATTTGTCAAGAAGTTTTTGGGGTGTTGTTTTTACGCAACAGTTTTGAGATATCCGAATGGAAGATTGAAACGGTACTCGATATAGCCGTGGTCTTCACTGCCAAACCCACTGTCATGGGCAATCTGATTTATCGCGGTTTCGCGGTCAGATGCGCCCGCCTGAATGTATTCTCGGACGCGGGTTTCAAACTGCACAGTCGCGCAGGCCTGTGCTAGGCGCTCCTCTGCCATTTGCTCTTCGAGAGCAATGGAGAGTGCATTAATCTGGGCATTGAACCCCTCCAGCGTCCAATTGGAAGTGTCCACACCGCGTGGGCGAACACCGTGGACATCTTTATAAAGGTCCCACCACGTGGCGGAGGCTTGTTCGAGAGGAGACATTTCGTTCCAGGTTTTCATGTTAGATCAAGTCCACTTGAACATCGACGGAAGTACGTTCCATGCGATCATTGTAGAAGGTACTGGTATAAGCAAACCCAGTGATTTTCTCGCGAGCAATATGCTCTAGAGCATTCCAAGCAGCAACCCGCTGTTCAGTAAAAGTCATTTGAGTCATACCCTCAACGGTAGTCACGAAACCGACACCGTTAACGATCACACGGACGGGCTGAGAATTTTTCAATCCACGAATCACTGAGCGAGTACGCATATTAGAGCACCATCCCAAGAAGAAACACGAAAGAGACAAGACCAACAAACATCACACTGGGCAGAATCATTTTTTCCTCACTCGTCAATCACTACAGGATCAATTATACTCTTTTCGGTAGACTTGTCAAGTGGTTTTTAAAGTGTTGTTTTTATACAACTAGTGATAACTTCCCTCTGCATGACTTAGAATGTACTTTGCAACTTCTAATTTTCCTTCGTCGCTTGAC